ACCGTCATAAACGGACACCAAACCCTTGGTAATAACAAAAGGATGCTCCTGGTTATGAACTCTAGAAAATACAATCTGATCTGCTGGCATAGTCAAAGAGCGCATATAGATACCAGGGGTAAACGATTCCCTAAGCTCAAATCCATTCCTTATGATCTCGAATCGATCCATGCTCTCTTCCATCGCCAGAATGGAATTTTCAAGCTCAACGATCCAATCCCGGTACTCTTTCTTGCTTAACTTCTTTTCAGGTATATTTAAGATACCCTTCATTAGCTAAACGGCCCGGCAATCAGTATCCCGCCAACAACAATATTGACCACCGAAGCGGAAGTTGCAGAGCCATGTAATACAGTCCCCGGATACCAGATCTCCCCCTCTGGAAGAGAGACAATAAGCCCCTGCTTGGTGACTACGGTTTCAGCAGAAATAAGCGCGTAGGCATCACCTTTGCTCTGGCCGCTCGGTATCACCCACAATGAAACATCACGATCCACCGTATCAGTATTAAAAAGCCTAATCCTTCTTGGGATAAACCTTCTCCCGGTAGGTACAGCGCTTCCAATATCTGCGTCAGCTGCCGTTAATAACTCGCCTTGAGTAATCGCGTAGGGTTCTCTTGTTACAGCCATGCTTCGTCAACCTCCAAGCCTCTAATCTTGCTTTGTATTTCATCGGTATTTATAGGATTCAACATACTGATTTCAGCTTCCACAGCTCTTAACCTGGATTCAAGAACGCTGTTATCGGATGCTGGCGCGATACTAACCTCAAGCTCTAAAGCTCTGATTCTGCTTAGAAGTCCACTAACATCTGGATTTTGAAGAGTGCTAATCTCAAGCTCTAAAGCCCTTACCCTATCTTCAAGGTTCTGAACCCTGGAATCATTAGGGTTTAAATGTACAATCTCATCTTGAATGGCTCTAACCGTATTCTCTAAATCGCTGAACCTGCCATCCATAATACCAGGATCGTATAACTCGCCTGCTTCAAGATCTTGAATGGAATTACCACCAGGAAGCCCTAGAACTTCAGAGATAACTTGCAATACATCTTTGCCGAACTTCGATAGCTTGCCCGTTTTCGGGTCCACAAAAGGAGCGTTGACATTCGATATGTTGTACCGACTCATTCAATCACCGCGTAAATATCCGCTATGTTTCTAGGAACAGGATCACTTACGGAAAACTCCCACTGCCTAACCCTGGACGATCCAGCGTGACGCCTGATCACCTGCTTTCGATACTCTCCAGCCTTACCATACTTCAACTGCTTTTCGTTCTTGAATGTTCGCCCTCTGTCATCTGAGTGACGAAGCATAATGATAGGATCTGAGCCCTGGCCAGTAGGAAGACCAACCCCAGTTTCCATAGCTATCTTGATCCGCTTCCAGCGTAACCGCCTATCTTCATTGGTCGTAAATTGTGACTTTCTAACCGCTCTTAATGTCGTTCCGTTATCATCATAATAAGAACGGCTCATTTCATGGATCTGCCCATTGTCCCGGCTATCTAAAATCAAATGCTTACCGAAGGCTTTCACATAAGAAAAAGCATGATGTGTATCTAAATCAAAGTGTTTCTTGTTATGCCATTTCTGATTGGCCAGGTTATAAACCCATGTTTCTTCATTGGGGATCGTTACTTGATAAAACTTGTGGCCATGATCGGTATAAATAAAAGCATAAGCCCCTTCAAGGTTCGCTTCACTATAAGATGCCAAAGAAGTCTCTACAGAAACATCACTAATCCGAACAGGGGTATAACCATTCATCCTATAAAAAATAAGATCATCACCCAAAAAGAAAATCGTATTATCATCTGAAGCAGTAGACCATAAAGCCTTACAACCTCTTTCAATAGCCGCCGTATCGTTTCGATCAAAGGGGAAATCCACGTTTGCCGAGTTATACCAAACATCCGTTCCTTCCTCACCGAATATAAAAAGCTCTCCATGATCGGTAGCAATAGAGACTATTTTGTCTGGCTTTCTGATACTAGATGCAACCTGATCGGCAGTATAGGAAGTGGAGCTAGCAAGATCGGAGATAAACCATTGATCATTCTGCTTATTCAAAAAGATAAGAAAATTGTCTAGAAATATAACCTGATCACCACCGGGGAAGTCTGGATCAGATATCAAAGAAAGAGTATCGGTATCAGCATTATAAACATAGCCATCACTACCAGAACCCGTACAGATAGCAAGATTAACTGAATCAGTAGCAACCGACATACCAACGCGATTGACGCCACTAATAGAGCCCTTATTAACTGCGGTTCCAGCAGAATCAAACCGCTGAAGCGTATTACCCACAACCGCATAGACATAATCGCCCATTTTGACCATGCCCCTGGATTCAGCTTTGACCGTCGCCGTACCAAAAAGCTTGGTGCCTGGGCTTCCGATCATACCGAAATCAGATACACCACCGGCACTTTCTACCGGATACCAGTTAATAGACTTCTCGTTACTAACCACCACCGAAGGATGTTTATTTGTGGCTCCCAGCAAAGCCAGCCTCATATATGATCACCAGCAGAAAAGTAAACAGAATCGTTATTGTCGTCCTGATCCATCACGCTACTTTTCAGATCCACGGCCATTTGAGCAATAAAGTTTTTGTCTTCTCCTTTAACCTCATACATGGGAATTAACCGCAATGCCAGGTTGTAAATCAGAGCATCCAACCACTCAACAGGAAAATGCGGGTTATCGCCCTCATTATCGAAGTCTTCTATCGGTTGCCTGTAATCAAATAACAGCTGATCTTTACCACTATCAGGAGTAGGCCAGACGTACAATACGCCATTAGTTAACTGAGGATCATAATAAGCCATCACAGGCTTACCCTCGGAACTCTTATTAACCTGCTCCATATAGGTTTTGCGACCAACCTTATGAACTGGGGTTTCGTTACCGTCAATCTTTCGCCTGAAATTCTCGCAATCCAATGGCCTAACAATCGTATAGTCACCAGTGGCACCAAGCGTATAACTGCTCTGGCCTTTAGCAAGATCAAGCTCGCCCTGTTTAGTTATCCAAAGCTTCAACCCTTCTTTCATCCATGCCTTCACAATCCGGTTTAGTGCGCGGGTAGCGTAGGATATTTGAAAGTCATCCGGGGTTTCGTCGTCTTCGATACCGTTTACCAGATAAAGAGCATCAGTGATAATCTCATTTCTGGTTTGATTGAAGTCTGTGCTTCCGCTTGTCGCCATTTATAGATCATCCACAGTAACGTCACCAGCAGACAAAAACTTGTCTGAGGCTTCGGATCTTGCCTCTACAGGCTTTGAAGCTCTTCCGGGTGGTAAAGAGTCTTGCGGGTGCCGCTCTTCCGCGTGTTCCCTCAAAACTATATGGCCATCCCATTGCTTAACGCACCGTGATCGCTTGACCTTTCGGCCAGTACGATCACAGATGACGTTATAATCGCCGGGTGTGTAGGTCGTTCTACCCATAATAAACAATCGCGCTCGCGCCGGTTCCAGTGACAGTTATATAAATGCCATCACTACACTGAACCTTGTGATCGAAACTAACGAACTTGGATAGATCAGCAGCCACACAGCCACCCTCAAAGAGCTTAGTTCCTGAAGCCGCTGAAGCGTTATCGTGAAGAATTATCGTGGCATCATTAGCGCCATTAGTGATAATTTCAACACCAGCCAATAACGTCTTACCCGCTAGCACCACGCCTGAAGCGGTTTTTTCACCGCTAGATATACAGGTATTACCCATCATAACCCCCTTACTCGGTTACTACTTCAACATACTCAATGATGATATCGAAAACCGCCGTATCAGAACCAGCAGAGCAAGTATAAGAAACAGGATCACCACCAGCCGTTATGTCGTGTGCTTTCGCATAAGCAACATCAGCGCCGGTCCCAGTCTCTTCAAGAAGAAGAGCCCCAAGCGTGATAGCACCATCAGCAAGATCACCTTTGACCAATCCAGCCGTAGCGAGCGATACCCCAGCTAAAAACCCGTTTGGATCGTTAGAGGTTCCCATTGTGCCTACATCAGCCGTTTCTGTAGCGTCCACGGTAATCACGTTAAGAAAAACATCCTTAACAATTGCGTTAGTCGGCAAGGTAAAATTCGTTTGTGTTTCTGAAGTCTGAGCATCACATCGAATAACAGCAGTCCGATTAATCAGCTTCGTTTGTGCGTTCATGTAGGAGTTATCGGTAGAAGTAGTGGAACCACTATACTGCTTACGCGTCGATACCCCAGTAGGAAAATTAGTACCAGTCATAGAATCACCTTCATTCAATCAATTAGAACAGCGCAAAAGCGCCAAAGGTTTAAATAAAAAAAGGGCTTAGCAAGATACGCTAAACCCTAACTGCCATCCCACAGGCAAAAACTACTAGGCTCCAGGCGAACCAAACACACCGCGAGGATCTGTCCAACCTACACTAAAACGAACAGAGCCTTTGAACTTAGCGTTTTCAGTATCGAAATCACTATCATTCTTGAACTCTGGCGCTCGTCGGTTGAAATACTTCATGCCTTCCATACAGTCAGTCTTCAAGAACCAGGCATCCGCATCAGTCAAATAGTGATTCATGCATACATCTAGGTTCATATCCTTCAACGCATTTACAGCGTTATTGGCCGAATCGTTTTGAAGAATAGACTTCAAAATTCGCTTGGCCTCAAACTGTAATTGACGCGGGATAATTAACTTTCGTGGAAGAACAGCAATCTGCAACCCTCGGTCATCAGTCAAGCCGCCAATATCAATACAGGCTTGCTCTAGTGATGCCTCGGACAAATCCGCTGAAGTAGTCAACTCATTAGAAAAGGTTCCACCAGCCACATTAGGGTGATCAGTAGCACACATTTCTTTAGCGTCGCCGCCTGTATAAGAGCTGTTGAAAGCCCTATTCAGAACGTTTGCCGCTACTGTCTCTTGTGTAATGCGAATAGATTTACCAAGATATTGCGCCTTCTTAAACTGCAAATCATATTGGTCATCTTCCATCATTTCACGAGTGACAATAAAGCCAAGCGCATAAACAACGTTTGTATAACGAGTTGTCCAACCTTGCTTGATCGAATCATAACTCACAGATTCACCTTCAGGCTTTTTCGGAGCCAATCCGGTTCCACTGATAATTACATCTTCTTCATACAGCTTCGTGGATTTCTCCGTATCGAAGATCTGCGCGTACTCCAAGGAGTGCTGGTTATAACCCAAACCATAAAACTTATTAACGCCCGGCCACATTGCCTTGGCGATACTGCCAGTATTTACAACAGCCATGATATCACCTCCAATTATGTTCCGGTTGTAGACCCGAACTCATGCTCATTGATGAAAACTTCCCA